GCTTTCTTTTTCCCTAGCACATCGTCCTGAAACGATTTTGACTTGGTTTTTAGCCATTCAGGATATTTCAAACCGCCTGCTACCTGACCATCCATGCTTGACCTTGTGCCTTCTGGGGCTTGCTGCAAATCTATGCCAAGCTGTTTCCATGATTTGGGAATATTTAACATTTTACTTCTACAATTTATATGAGCAGGCGGGCGCGGCCCCTCATTAACTTTGTATTTGTTACCATCGCGCGAAATGCAAACCATGCTGGTTCTACCATCAAGTGTTGAAAGCCATTGAACGCTGCCAATAATGTCTGGGTTATCAATCGCAACCTGTTCTGTTGCAACAGATGCCATGTGAGTAATTGCCGTTCTTACTGTAGCCTCGGCTTTGTGCCTGCTCATGCGGGCAATGCCACCGACTGACTTTGTGCCTGTGATTTGGCGAACAATCTGCCCTGTTGTGCGCCCGTCCTCAAACCCTTGCCTGATTGCGCCTTTAACGCCAGCCTGCGCCTTTGCGGGTAGGTCTGAAAGCCAATCTTTAAGCAATGCCCCATTAAAAGGCTTTGTTCTTGCTGCTGCCATTAACTGCACATCGGCAGGCGTTGTCATATCCAGAACAATCGGCAATGTTTTTTTAAATAGGTCGGTTTGGAATGAAGCCTCAAATGCGCCGTAAGCCGTAATTTCTTTTGTAAGTTGCTCAACTATAGGCACATATCCAGCCTTCACAACTTTATCTGCCCGCCGCAATAATGCCGCCAATTCCCGCTTTGACATGGCCTGTAGGTCTGACTTTATTACGACAAGCCCCGCCTTATCGTGAACGCTTTGAACCATTGCAAGTATTTGATTAACCACGCGCCGCTTGTAGCCCTCGACCCCGATCTGGTGGCCAATAGTCTTGTCCAGCATTTCATCAGCTATGTTCATTCGATTGTTGGCTCATCTGGTGCGCCAAGGGCTTCTTCAAGAATATCTTCTTTGACTTGATCTGGGTCAACATCTTCTGACAGAATACCGCGCCGCACACCCTCGCGGATATATAGCCCGCTGTCTATCGCGCCTAATGTAAACATTTTCCCAACCTGTTCAAATGTCAAATGTGACAAGGCACCTGCCGCGAAATCTTTATTCACGAATATCTCTGTGTTATCGTTAAGCCCACCAAGGTCATTCATCCAGCCAAGCGCAATTTCGAGCGCATCTTTTAGATTATCGGCCCACATAGAAAGCAGGCTGTTTTGCTTGCCTTCATCTATTGCATCGCCTGTGGCTGTGTTGTTGCCTGTTTTAGATATAACAAGCTGCAAGCCAGCCGCCTGCATCTGGAACTCCATATCCTTTAATTCTTGCCGCCCTGCACCTATAGCCGCGCCGCCATGCTCAACAACTCCAACCTGTGCCGCTTCATTTGTAGAAAAGAACGCATAGCCCGCACTTTCCTTAAAAGCCTCAATATCTTCTTCTGCATATCCGTGAAAGAATTTAATCGGGGCGCGGGCATGGTGCATTATGTTTGACTGGTCAGACTGTGACCGCCAATGCGCCATGTTTATTTCCGCTAGGCGTGACAGTGGTGGCCTTGCCTTAAAAAAGCCCGTTCTTGCTGTATAAACAGGCGTCACCATTATTTCAGTTTGTTCTGTTGTCCCGCCGCCCTCAACTTCTACCCACTCTTTTTTGGCATTTTGTTGGAATAGGCGAACATTTACACGACCCTCAACTAAGTCTAAAACCCGTATCTGTGGCGTCATTTCGTCACTGAACTCTGACCGATTAGCACTGGCAACGCTTTCCATGATGCGAAACTGTGTAAGTGTTGGCCCGTTGTTTGTGCTTGCCCACTTCCAGCCCAACACATCATCTAGGTCTACTTTAACCATGCTAGGACGTGCGCCACTTGCTGTTGCTTGGCCTACTGTCATGCTGGTGGCGCGGGCAGGTGCATCAACCATAATGAATGATAGCCCAACTTTTAATGCGCTTTCAAATGTATCTCGTGCAAAATTGGAAAGGTCGCGGCCCTCTTTGTCTATATCTTGCGCCCATGTGAAAAGCTTGCCTGTCTGTTCAACCATCGAAACGGGCTTTTCAAATACCTTGCCCGTCATATCATCAACGGTTTTACCAACACCATCAAACAGCCATGAACTTTTAAGCCGCGCCGTGTAATCCTCTGCACACTCTAATGGGAATTTAGGCAATCTTGATTGACCTAGCCCGCGCATATAGTCGCCGCCCTTTGAAATATCCAATACAGGCGATGCAGCCTGCAACATTTGCGAAACATCGCCGCTAACAGTATCAACCTTAAATTCGTTTTTCATATCCGAATTATCACTTTCTTACTTTGAACTCTGACAATGGGCATGGTGAAATGCACAAAATACCCAATAGCGTCATTGGGGTGGTCATGGCCCGTTGTCTTGTCTGGTTCACCATTTTTGCCGTATGCCTGTTGCTCTTGCGCCGCCGCCGTGGTCGGTGCTTTCTTATCATTAACCCATAACTGCCCTTTTTGGTAGGCACCATTAACAGATAGTATTCGCTCTTTTACGGGCGGGTTCTTGCTTCGTACTTTTATCGAATAGCCCGCAGATTGCAATAGAGACAGGTCAGACTTGCTTGCGTCAACGGTTTTCCTGCTCTTGCCGCTGGCGTCTGGATAGACCGAAATGCTATGCCCATCGTACCTAGAACTAATAACATCAATTAATTCTGGGGTGTCTTTTGCGCCCATAATTTCATCAACAACATGCCAGCCGTTAGGACGCTGAACCAATACAACCGAAGCCATGTTATCCACGTTGAAATCCTGCCCAATGTGTAACCGTTCACCGTCCCTTATTGTTTCAGTGCTTCTGTGCGCTTCCCTGTTATAGCCTCGGTAGATTGTGCCGCTGGTTAGGTTTACAAACTTGCCTTCAATATACGCCTCAATCAATTCAGGGCGGTAACTATCGCGCAATGACTGAATGTAATCATCTGGAAGGGCTTTGTTTGAATGTGTCGGGGCTTGTATTATTTCATAGTCACCACCGCCATTTGTCACCCATCTATCATAAGTGAACCGAAAGCCCTCTGGCGTTGTGTAAGCAGATGCTCGATTGAATTGCTTAAATACGTTGTCTGGTCGCTGCCTGTTGCGGGCTATGATTTGGTTCCAAGCGTGGCGGGCATTATCTGTCTTGAGCGTGTCCAATTCGTCCACATGCCCGCAGTAGGTTTCATAACCGATAATGCGTTCTGGGTTGTCCATTGTTCGTAAGATGAAATCGCCGCAACGGGGGAAGCTTGTATATATTACATTCTCAAGTTTGTTGTATCTGTGGGGAATGCCAAATTCATCAAGCTTTGCAGATATGCGCGGGGCTGTAATAAGCCTTATTAAATCATAGGTCGGTGCATATAGGCCAATCAATGCGCTGGATGAACTGCAAGCATCCTTAATTGCGCTATAAGCCATGATTTCAGACTTACCCGCGCCAAAGCCTGCAACAAAGGCAGGATACTTTTTTTTGCTCTTGATGAATTGACGCTGTGGCAGTGTTAGCCGCAATTCCTTAACATTTGACATTTTAATCGTCTGATTGGTCTAGCAATGTGAACCCGTCAATCGGTGCCATTTCTACCTTTGCATCAGTAGCAACCTCACGCCTGTCAAGCTGGCCTAGCCATTGCTTGCCCAAGTGCATCTGCATTGGAACGCTCTTTTCAGATGATTTCCATTGCCTGCGCCTTAGACTTATACGCCCGATTTGGGCCTTTAAACCGTAATACTCCGTATAAGTCATTTTGTGTTCACGTTTTACGGCTTTCTCTATAGTGTCATAACTTATGCCTAGAAAGCCCGCTATTTCCTCGCCTGTGCATTGCAAAGCCATAAGCTTGTCAACTTCATTCCAATCTATTTTGATTACTGGTCTGCCCATTTTAGCCATTGAATAATCCTTTATATTTTTATTGCACTTTTTTAATACTCACTATATACATTACCTACTAAATGGAACTTTTGGAAGGAAACCCCATGTATATTATCTTTACGCGCACATTTTGGAAATCTAACAAATCTTGGCCTAAAGGCTTAGAGCCGCACTTAGGGCGTAAAACTCGGATTGATACTTGCCATAGTGAAGAACAGGCGCAAACGATCTGTAGGGAATGGAACGCCACCAATGAAGCGGGTCGTTTTAGCCGTAAAGCTGAATATATGAATGGATAGTCATTCATCCTCTTGCACGTACACTTCAACAGGGCCGCAGTTTATTGTGGCCTTTTTTCCTTCGCCTTTAATAAAACCTAGAATATTTTGGTGTGTTTTACCAAGCTTTCGCCCCGCGTTGAATTGCTTTGTGACGCGTATAGGTAATGAGCCAACAGCCGTTACAAGAATGGCCTCATTGTAATACTCAAGCCCCGCCGCCCTAAATGCCTCGACTGTGTCACCTACAAAATTTCTGTAATTCCCTTTTTTATCCCGAATATCGCCAACAACAAAACAAGCAAATGAATTGTCTTTTAGCAATGAACATGACTTGGCTATAATGTCGCGGTAAATCTCTATAAATTTATCATAAGGCATGTTTGACAGGTCGGCGGGGTCGTCACTGTAAACTTCCAAATCAGCATAGGGCGGGCAACTAAAAATCATATCAGCTTGAACGCCCGCACATAATTTATCTATGTTCATGCTATCCCCCTCAACCCATGCTGGTGATTTATATTCGCAAATTTCAGCCGCTTGCAATCTGTTTGCCTCAACCTGTTCACCCCGCAATTCAACCCCGATATATTCGCGGTCTAATTCAGCCGCAACAATGCCCCGAACACTACCGCCCGCGAATGGGTCTAATATAAGCCCCTGTGGTGGGCTGAACCATGTATAGGCTAGTTCACATAAAACTGGATCAAATATGCTGCCACCATCATTGTTTCCACGGCCCGCCATGTAAGCGGGGGTATCTTTAGGAACGCAAGTAGGGTCTAAATCTTCACGCCCAATCTCTGATTTGATGCCACGCGCAAGCCATGCACACTTACGATTTTGCCACCATCCTTCTCTGGCGTTTAATACGCTAAACGGAGATATTAGAAACCTTTCTGCAAGCGAACCAGACCCGCCCTCATCAGTGCCGCCAGTTAAATCTTCTTTTCCCATAAGGTCGGCAAGCTCATCGGTATCAAACCCCATTAGGCTTAGATCAAAGTCCATCCCATCAAGTTCACCAAGTTCTATCTTGAGCAGTTCATCATCCCAACCCGCATTCAGGGCTAGTTTGTTATCAGCTATGACATAGGCTTGTTTCTGGGCTTCCGTCCAGCCTGTTGCCACCATTACGGGTAATTCATCTATGCCTAGCTTTTGCGCTGCCATGACGCGCCCGTGGCCTGCAATTATCATGCCCGCTTCAGCGGTTAGAATTGGATTGGTGAAGCCCCATTCTTTAATGCTGGCGGCTATCTGCGCTACCTGCTCATCGCTATGGGTGCGACTATTTCGGGCATATGGGATTAGGTCTTTTATCGGCTTTCGCTCGATATTATCAGAGGGCCATGTTGACATTTGGGGTGCCTTTTTTAGCGAATGTATCAAAAAAAGGCACCCAATGCAATCCCGTTAGTTAGCTTCAACAAACCCCCATATTGAGAAATTACCATCGCGCCTGATTACATCCAATATACCGCGCTTTTTTAATACGATAAGTGCTGCCCTAACGCTACCCTCGCCAAGTTCTGACGCTGTACATATATCTAGCGGCCTCATAGGGCCATGCTCCTTAATAACGCGCATTATAAGGTTGCGCTTTTCTTGTGCTACCATGCGCCGCTTGCTGTTGTTTTTTGGGCTTACTGGTTTGGCCCGTTGCGGCATTGCTTTTTTATTCGGCCCCGCCGCTTCAAATGATTGCATGGCTTTATGCAGGGGAAGATTACCCTTGGCAAATTCCCGACGAATTGATTGCTGTGTTTGGATTGTTTTTTGTTCTGCTAGTGTCATTTTATTTCTTTCCTGTTAATTCTGTTCGTGCCATGCTTGGGTCTGCTAGTGTTCTAAGCCCGCTCTGAACCTCTGAAACGCGGCCACCATCTACACCCGCAAGCCTTCCTATTCGCCTGTTGTGCATGGTTGGGTTAGATTTGATTAAATCCTGTATTTCTCGCACTTTATCCGTTGTTATTTTTGTGCGCTTGCCCGCCGTTGCCCGTCTGGGTTTTGATGTGCAACGATACATAAGCCCATCAATAATT